ATCAACAGTAAAATTAAACAGGTCTGCTAAAGGCTGTGGGCCGCTGGCTCTGCCGCCAAAGGTCTTCAGTCTAGCTCCAGCAGGACGTACCCTAGTCAAGTCACACTTAGGAATCTTACCGGCGTACAGGAGGCTGATAAGCTCTCTGAAGGCACTTGCCCAGCCTACCTTGCTGTCAGACACAACAACCGTGGAGTCAGTCTCATGGAAGCTGTCGGCCACCTCTGGTAGTTTGCTTACGTAGTCCCGCTCTACGCTGAAGCCTACTCCTGTACCACACAACAAGATATACATAAGCTCGTCAAAAGAGCGAGGGCTGTCGATAGGGAGGTAAGAGCAGTTAAACCCTGCAACATTGTCACGGTGTAAGGCTGGCCCTGCTGTCATCATGCAACGCATAGAAGGCATTACTTCCTGATCAGCGATGGCATTGAAAAGCTCTTCGGCTTCTGAAGCACCTAGTTGATTACGCTCTACAAAGAAAGAAAGATAACGGTTGACTGTCTCAGCCCACGTTTCTCTGCGTCCTTCCTCATCTAAGTAACGTGCGTATCTACTCTTGTGTATGTATTGTTGGTATTGATCCATTTTTTAAATCCTCTATGTCTTCAAGTTTTTTTATTTCTGCGAGCTTAATACTCTTAAAGTTTTTATGGTCTTTAGTAATCTTTCCTTTACGTTTCTTATCGTACTTATCTCTACGCTCAGTTTTTCTATCTACATAGTTCTTATCCATTACTCTCTAGAATCCTTAGTAGTCTTTTCTCGTACCACTCTGCTTTCTTTAGATCCTCCGTCCCGTTTTTGTACGGGAACCTCCAGCGGTACTTCATGCTGTTTCCTCTCAAGTAACCTATAAACTCGTCTCTTGTTAGCATGGCTTCTATTCCGTCGATGCACTCAATGTCTCCACTGTTGTAGTGAGCTGGTCTAGAAACATTATCCCACTCTTCGGGCGTAACGTCATTAAGTTTTTTTTTAGTGTTCTGTTTCATTCTTCGCTTCTCCATTCATCGGGTAATGTGTCAACAGTAAACCACCTGAAGCCGTTGTCAGAGGCCCACTCACCGTGAGTACGCTTAGTACCATCTTTCCTTCTCTTAGCTTGAGGCATAGGAGAGGAAGCGTTAGCAAACAAGAATACCAGTTCAGTTGTACTAGGTAAAGCTTTCTGAATCCAGATATACTTGGTGAACTCTGCGTAATCCCAGAACCTACCCTTAGCCTCAATGATAATCTTCTTCCTACCGATACGCTTTGTAAAGTCGGGATGATAGTTATGTTCTATTACATAAGGAACCTTGCCATCATGGTGTACCCAATCTTGTAGGAGCGTATCATGTAAAGTCTTTTCCCACTTAGAATCATAGCCACTAGGCTTGTCTTTCTCTATAGGTCGTTTTGCTCTAGGTTTTCTTTTCAATGTATAACCCCTTCTCTTTTTATAACTTCCAGTTCTAACAGAACTAATAGCTGTTGTATAACTTCTGTAGGAACCTCAGCAATACTACCGTTGCTTCCTAAGAAAAAACGAGCAAGCTCTACAATCGTTATCTCTGGTTCTGTGTCTATGTCTGGAAGCGTTGTGATCAAGATCGCTGAGTCCTTCTAACTACTTCTTCAATGTCTTGAGTGGTGATTGAATCTAACGGCATTGTTCTTAGTAGCCTTTTGATAATAGCCTTAGCACCTCTGTATGAGTAAGGTATTGAGTATGCTGTACCATTTTTAAAAGTATATGGATTGTCTTTAGGTATATTCTTGACACTAACCTTAGCAGCTTCTGAGTCTGACAACAAGCTCTTGAGCCACTCTACTGATATCTCTAAAGCTTTCTTACTAACTCTTTTGGATAGTCTTCTGTTCATCGTAAGGGAATCTCCAGCACATTAGGTTGTGATATTACTCTGGTAAAGTATTTAACGCCGTTAGAATATTTAAAAGCTCTAAGACCTTTGCCATTGTTTGAATCGCTCCAGCACTTAGCTTTGTGAGGGCAGTAGACGCAGCCAGAAGCGAGCCGTAGATTACCTTTCTTACCCTCTGCAATAGGAGGATAACAAATAGAAGGCGGTTCATCTACCTCTAAGCTATCTTTGATATTGCTTATCTTTGTTCTAATGTTTGGCTTGGATAGCTGTCCCGGCCTGAACAAGCAGATCTCTCCTGTCTCCTTGTTGATAGCAAAGAAGCCGCCATCTTCTGTACCTTCTGCTTCCTCGTACCCAGCAAGCTGTGCCATGTAACCGAAGGGATCATCGTCAACCAATGCACCAGAGGAAAACTTTTTAAAAGAGAAGTTAGAGGCTGTCTTAATATCAACTACCTCTCCGTCGATCTTACAGTCCATGTGGCCTTTGATGCCATCAACCTCTACTTCTTTCTGCATGTCAGTAACGGTATGCCCTGACAGCTTGATGAGGAGGATAGCAACAGACTCAAGAAGATGACCATACAAGAACTTAATAAAGGTTGACGGCTGCATACGCTCCTTTGTAAGGTCGGTGTCCTGCATGTCGTACCAAACGCGGCGCAGCGGCCTTCCTACATTAGACATACGTACTGTCTTAGACTGTAGGTGAGGGGTTGACCAGCCTTCAAGAGCTTCTCTTGTGTTAACAAGAAACTCTTCCATTAGTTCTTCAGGTATGTCTACTCCTTTGTCGCTGTTGAGGCCGTCAAGTACAGTGTATATGTCATGTATTAGTGTGTCTAAGTTTTTCATTTGCGATGCCTTACGAATCTACACTTGCGTGTAAGGGAGTTATAGTGGAGGTACTGTACGTTAAGTTTCTTTTGAATCGGTGTCTTTCCTGCCAGCCTACCATCCTTGTAAGACTTAACATCTATCAGCGTTACTTTTCCTTGTGGGTCTAAGGCAACAATGTCGATAGGGCCGGTGCACCCACAGTTCTTAAAGACATGATAGCCGTTGTCCCATAACCAAGTGATAGCGTAATGCTCTGCTAGATCTCCGATCCTGCTTGAGTCGTGCTGAGGTTTATCGTTTGTTATTTTAGTTGGTTTCATTATGTAATTCCTCTATACCTTTTAACTCTGATATTGGAAGGTTATAACAGTCGGTACTAACTGTCCATCCATTAGAAGGATCTACCATTCCTTTTTTTAGGAAGGTTGCTTTTTTAAAATAATCTTCCTTTGAAAGATACCCTAGTATCCAACCTGATTCCATGTTTTTTAAAATTCTTGTGAAGACATAGAAGTCACATTTTTGTTTTGTGTTTAATGCGGCTATTGAACATTCATAAAAATTTTTAGGGGGCGTGTTTACTCTTTTAGTTTTGACATCAATTGTTAAACCATTTAATTTTATATCATAGTCGTAAGTATTGTTTTCTTCAGCTTTTAATTCTTGGGCAGTAATAATCTCCCCTAAAAAGCCGTGGATATTTCCTGCTCCTTTTGTTATAGAGTTTCTTAGCTGACCCATCTGATTAGATTTACTTTTAGCTTTATCTATAAAAGACTTAGAAATTTTAATATGTTTCATTAGAGATGCTCTCCTTATACATTTTATGACGCATAATTTTTGACCTACCTTCTTTGTCTCCATTACAAAAGATGCTTCCATTTTCTTTCAATCTAGCAAAGCTGCCTCTTATAACATCCTTTCGCCACTCTGTAAGATGCTCATACTTATCATTTATTTTTTTCTGTATTGTCCCTTCAGCTCCTGCTTCTTTTATATCCTTTAGGATCATATCGTATATATCTTTTTTCATCTTTTCAAAGTCAGGTTTATTATTATCTTCAGTTAAAATAAATCTTTCTAGAAAATCTTTTATCCCTTTGGCTACATAATGTTTAGGAGGTCGGCCTCTAGTCTGTCGCGCCCATCTTCCTGTTGTATAATAATAAGAATAAGCGCCTTTTTTACAGTATATCCAGAGCATACTGGCTCCTTCCATATACTCAAAATCTATATCTTGTTCTTCAAGATAAGCCATAACATCTTCAACGCTCTCGTTTGTGGTGTGTCTGAATTTTGCTTCTCCCTTTGAGTTGGTTCTGCTGTAACTCCAGTCGTACTCGGTAGTGTGCTTCATATTAGTGAGTTTCACTCCAGTTATCTCCTACTTTATATTCCCCATCAAGAGGACATTTAAGTTTAAGAACCTTACCGGCTTCAATGATTGCCTCAACACCAAGCTTACCTACTGTATCAGCTAAGTCTTCTCTTACTTCTATCTGCCATTCATCATGTACGTTAGCTACAAAGTGTGCATCTAAGTCTTTGATCTTGTCATTTAATAGAACAACTGCTTGCTTCATGACGATAGCACCAGCACCCTGTAACAAAGTATTAAGTGCTGAGTGCTCGCTGCGGATAGGAATCTTCCTACCATCTAGCCCTTTGAGGTAGCTTCTTTCTGTCGCTGTTCTTGCAACTTTATTTCTAAGAGTTGCGAATGATGGTAGATTATCGAAGAATGATTTTCTAAGTTTTTCACCAGTCCTCTTACCTCCTCCAGCCACGCTTCCGAGCTTTTCATCTCCTGCTCCGTAGAGCAGTGCATATATGAAAGTCTTAGCCTGATTTCTTGATTCAAGTCCTGCAAGTTTTTGATTAGCGGTGTGTATGTCTCCGTTAAGGATTTCATTTGTGTACTCCTTATCATCCATATAATGAGCAAGCATTCGTAGCTCTAGACCAGACGCATCAATGCCTACCAGTTTGTATCCCTTGGGTACAGTCCAACAAGACCGGCACTCTGCTCCGTACTTAGAACCTAAGTTAGGAACCTGTGCCATGTTAGGAGACTTGTGAGACATGCGACCTGTGATAGTACCGTTAGGTATTACAAAAGCATGTACCCTGCTATCGTCCTCTACCTTCTCTAGCCAAGACTTAATCTGACCTTCTCTCTTCTGAAGTAGGAAGAACTCTTTGATTAGCTCTGCTTGAGGTATGCCCTGTATCTTACTGAGAGTTTTCTCGTTAACAACTGGTCTGCCGTGAACAGTTAACTCAGTAGGCTTCCACCCAAAGTCTTGAAGGTACTCTCCAATCTGCTTACGAGATCCAATGTTAAGCTCGATACATGTTGTCCTAGTAATATGTAACGGGACTTCATGATTCTTCTCAGCGAACAGCTCATGCTCTTCTTCTGTTAAACGGACACCTGAGATAGCATCCGCTGCTTCATCATCAAAGTGTCTGAGGTTGTAGGCTTCTTCTTTATCTGCAATTTTAGAGATAGCACCAGACATAGTATAGCGAGGATATAACTTTTGTTTTATTATCTTAGGAAGAAACACTTCCTTAGTCTCTGCTTCTACTACTTGCATACGCTCACGTATCTCAGCTAACAGAAGCTCTGCTTTCATACCATCAAAGTAAAATCCATGAGCTTCTTGCTGCTTCATTATATCAGCTACCTTATGTTCAAGTTTGACTGATACAGGAGAGAATCCTTTGCTCAATTCTTTGAGGGCATAGTACACCTGAGTATTGAGTTCTACATCTCGTATACAATAGTCTAGCATCTCCGCTGAGTAAGTCTCAAACTCTTTGAAGTCACCCTTCTTAAACCCTAGAGTATGTCCCCATTGATTGAGGCTGTGACCCCCTTCTTTAACTGGGTTGAATAGTCTAGATAAAACAAGAGTGTCTATTATCTGCTTGTCGGCAGCAAAGTTAGGCTGGTTCATTAACTTGCGTACAACAGGTATATCAAAGCCTATTACATTGTGACCTACAAGAGAGTCAGCAGAGTCAAGCAAGGCATACCCCTCATCCAACTGATCAGGGCCGTAACTGTATATCGTTTTAGATTCTACATCTTGAGCCACGATGCACCATATCTTGGTAGCATCAAGACCGTCCGTCTCAATATCAAATACAAGTCTGCTCATTATTCAAATCCTAATACGACTTCTTCTTCACTGTTATTAGTGATGTCATCTGTCTCGATCTCTGCCAGCCTACCAGTATCATTATCATATAGCAAATGGGTAGCCAGTCCAACGTCACCAGTGTATCTAGACTTTAGAATCCTGACCCGTGTGGTAGAGGCTTCAACATTATCTGTTGATTGCTGGTTGCGTTCAAGACTTAGTACACAGTCAGACAACTGAGCGATACTCTGAGATCCTCTGAGGTGGCTAAGGCCAGTCTCAATACCGTTCTCATGTCCCTTGTTGCCATCAATCCTACGTAGATGTGATACAAGAATGATACCAGCTCCTGTCTCCTCTACTAACGTCCTCAGTCTGTGCATGATAGCATCAATAGAACGGCGCTCATCTCCTTCAATGCTGGTTGATACAAGCATGTGAAGGTGGTCAACGATTACCCACTTACATTCACAACCTACAATCATAAAGCGTAGCTTGCTGAATATAGAATCAATGTCGTTAGCACCGTGATGAGCATGTACCCATACCCTGTTTCTGTTCTCGCCATCGTATAGAACATCAAAGAACTGATCTAACTCTTCGTTAGTAAACTGCTCTCGGATCCTATCGATGTGTAACTTTGCGTTAGCTTCTATAGATAAGATACCATCAATGGTTCTTCTCCAGTCTTCCTCTAATGCAATCACTCCTACGTTATCTGAAGTCTGCTTGATGAGCCAGTGCTCTAACTCGCGGGTTACACTAGACTTACCTAAGCCTGTACCGCCGGTCAAAGTGATAAGCTCACCCTGCCTCAGACCCTCTAGCTTCTCGTTCAATCCTTGCCAAGGGTAAGGTACTGACTCTCTCTTCTCTCTGTTCTTATACTTGTCACGGTTCTCTGAGACATTCATCACACCTGAAGGCGTGTAGGTCTTAGCATCCCAGAAGCATCTAACAAAGCCTGTGTGTAGGTTAGCTCGTAGCATGTCGTTAGGATCTTTGTATCCCTCTGGCATGGTAAGTATCTTAGCCTTACTAGGCTTCAGTAAGCGAGCAACTCTACGTGCTGCCTCCTTCCCTGCCTTGTCACTATCAAAAGCAATGACCACATTCTCAAAGCTTTCAAGGTACTCAAGGTTGTCTTTAACATCTCGTTCAGCAGTAGACGCTGACTTAATACTAACTACGGGCCACTTAGATCCAAGCAGTTCATACGCTGCCATCGCATCACACTCACCCTCAGCGATCGTTATGTACTTACCTCCGTCTTTAAATAAGTTCTGACCGAATAGCCCTGCCTTGTTTCCTACACCTGCCCACGCAAAGCTTTTGTTCTGAGCGAACCTAGTCTTACGTGCTATGACTTCGTTGTCTGCGTAGTAGGGGTAGATGTGTTTGTATATTTCTCCATGTTGATCAAAGGTTACTTTAACTCCGAACTTCTTAGCTGTCTCTAATGATATGTCTCTATCTTTAAGGGCAGCATATTGTCCTTCGTCTGCAAAATAAATAGGCTCGTTGTTGTTATTCACTACTTCCATTGTTGGTCTTCCTTGCGGATTGTTGTGCTGTTTGGTGTATCCTGTGCAAGAAAAACAGTAAGCACTCCCATCATCATTGATAGAGAGTGCGTCACTGCTTCCGCATTCAGGACATGGTAGGTGTGATTGAACAATCGTCATCCTTTAGTCCTCGGTTGTTGTACTTTCCTCTTCAGTTACTAAGGCTTCTGGGTCTAAGTTATCTTGCACCATCTGATTGTAAGTCTTAGCGGCTGCATTAAGAACGTCGATCCTTTTAGTCAAGCTCTGAATCTCAGCCTGTACTTCAGCAAGATAGTTAAATGCTACTTTAGCAGTATCATTCAGCTTTTCTGCATCGTACAAACCCTCGTCTGTTTTGTATGTAAATTGAGTCATATTAAAATGCTACCTCTTCTTCTGTGAATGGTGTTGCTGCACCGCCTGTCTCAACTAAGGACAGAACTTGAACAGCGTTTACGATAGGCCGCTTATACTTTCCTTTAGCATAAGGCATAGCCGACCACTGTACCGCAACCCTAGAACCGTTACCAATCATATCTTCAAAGCGGTTCTTATCAGCATCTACTACAATAGGCGCAGAGTTTTCTGTACCGTTGTAGTTCAGATGATACTTGTAGAAAGTAATAACATTATCTTCCGTGTAGTTATTCTTTCCAGCAGGGCGTAACCCTACATTAAAGCCAGCGCGTTGAAACTTTTCAAAGACTTCATCGCTTACAGCAAGATTGATTTCCCATCCGAACTTACCTGACCCAGCTTGTTGCTTCTCAGCATAGTCAGCCACAGGTTTTCCAAGGTGTGCGTAGTAAGATACACCTTCAATGATCTGGGGGATTCCATCAATAGTTTTCATAGGTCGTTTCCTTATTAGTAGTTTGGTTATCTAGTTTACCACGGTTCAACTTAGTTACTCTCCTTTCTCAGTTATGAATTTATTGTACAGCTCATAAGCATCTTCGGAAATGCCATCACCAAAGCTTATCACATACGTACCGTCTTCTTCAATAGTGTGTAGCTTAGTCAATATTTTATCAGAGTACAAGAGCCATTCGTGTTTTAATTTAAAATCAAAAAAGTCTTTCTTGGATACTCTTATTGTGCCACCCATTACCAGTCTCCTAAGTATTCAATGAAGTCAGGGATCATGTTGATGATGTCATCAGTGCTACAAGAAAGGTCGCCGTCTATGCCCATGAGTGTGGATGAAACAAACTCAATAAACTTTTGTTTCATCTCGTCACTGGGGGTACGTGTGCCTAAGCTCATAACAAAAGCGTATGCCCATGCGTCATCTACTGATGAATAGAAGTCTGCCATCCCTTCAATCCAACCTTCCTCGTCTGCTGTCATACACCTTCTCCTGTAAGATCTCCCGTAAGTATAGCATCATCACCCCAACAATAGATAGTCACGTTCTCACCTCTATCATCTGTTATCGTAATGTCCCAAGTGTCTCTAGACTGGTTCTCATCTGCGAGTGATCTCTTGATATTAATTTTAACAGTATCGTGTACAAAAATCCTAGTGCCTATTGACATAATTCTCTCCAAGAATACTCAACTTGTGGGGTGTTGTCTAACTCTTTTTTAATCCTGTTTGCTATGTGCTGACACTCATACTGTGCATCAGGACTAGATCTTAACTTAACTACCCTAGCAAATGCAACCAGTGATCCTGTCCATATCCACTCAGTCATCATAGACTGCGGTAGAATCATACGAGCCTGTTCAGGGGCTACACCAGAAGCAATCATGTTATCGTAGATAGTCTTACAAGTTTCCATGAGGCCCCAATACTTTGTATCCCAACGCTCCTCATCTATCCCTGTAAATGTTTCTAATAATGAACCTTGTTTCTTATCTGGCGCACGTTTCCTCCAAGCTTCAGGGGTATGAAACTCTGGCTCGCTATCTACATACCTACGACTCGTCTCGTTCCACACCATGCCCACCTGATGCTTAACCAACTGCCTTGCGACAAATACCGGAGCCTTAATCCTGAACTGTGCTTGGACGTGTCCAAAGGGAGTCCAGTGGTCGTGTGCTGCTAGGTATCTAATTAACTTCTGGTCTGACTCCTTAACTTTAGATGCTATCTTATCAAAGGAAACTCTGGCACTGTTTACAACAGTCAAGTCCCCGCCCATCAAATCAATCAATTCTACTTTCATATTGTTACCCATACATAAAGAAATAATAAAAATATAACGGCAGATGTTTTAATATAAGTTCTTTCGTTCTCACTTAACTCACCTGCTGTCATGTCTTCCCAAACCCCTTTAATTAAAGAGGTCAATCTGGCTAAGATGTTTCTGCCTTTGTCCCGCAATAAACGCATGTGATTCTCCTTTAGGTAGTATGTATTTCAAAACAGTTTCAAAGCATTCAACCCTCCACTCATCGTTATAAAAATCTTCTTTATGGTCAGCGTTTTCAGGATCATACCCACTGAATGTTTCAAGTAATCCCACATAGGATTCTTTAACGAACTCTATACCGATTGCATCTATTGTGTCCCAGTCTATATCAATTTTCATTTTCATTCTCCTTTTTAGTCATTATCCCATTGCAGTTGATCGCTCATGTCCTGCATAATTTCCCCAAGATCATAGAGAGAAAGCTCTATGTGTTTAAAAGGCTCTACCATTTCAATTCTAACTGCGTATTTACCTCCTATTCTTTCAGAGTCTATACCTTGTATAGAAAGCAGACCCCCTTCTCCATCCGTGATAAGAAAACTTGATAAGCTGTCCTTCTCTTTAGGGCTGGCCCAGTATCTTAGTCCATGACCTGCTGTTCTCCACTTGCTTAAAGACAATTTAGTTATTCTAGTTATTGCCACAGCTTCTTCAATATTCATACGTTCACAAACTCCTGTCTAATAGTTAACTCAACACAGACTTCACCATCAGGGTGATGTTCGTATGTTTCAATTAATTTATCTCTTAAGGTTAT